GGCAAGCTCGCGGGATGGTATGACTCTAAACGTAATGGTCGTGTGGGTTGGGAGCGGTTATGGGAAGGATGGTTCTTATTACAAACCATCCTTGAAGGTTATCTGTTAGCCAAGTCTCTTGACCTATGAGATGTGATCAAGAGACAGGCCTCAGCGCCGGGTTTTCTACATCCCCCATCTAGAAACCGCTTCAATATCAGTCAGTAATTCAGGGCGATACACTGGCCTTTGTTCATTCAACGAAGGTTAAACCATGAAAGCACTGGCAACCCAACTCATCAAAAAACACGAAGGGCTGCGGCTGAAACCCTACCGCTGCAGCAATCAAAAACTCACCATCGGTTATGGCCGCAACCTGCAGGATAACGGCATCAGCCAACAAGAAGCGGAAACCCTGCTTCAGCACGACCTCGATGCCGCGGTGAAAGAGGCAGAAACGCTGCCGTATTTCGCGTCGCTTAACGAAGCGCGCCAGGCGGTGATCGTCGACATGATTTTCAATCTTGGCCTGCCTCGTTTTGGTATGTTCAAGAAAATGATCGCCGCCATCGAGCAGCAACTCTGGCATGTGGCCGCCAACGAAATGCTCAACAGCCGTTGGGCGCGTCAGGTTGGCAAACGGGCGAAGACACTCAGCGAAATGATGCGCACCGGCGCGCCGCTGCAATAAGGAGAGCACCATGAACTTTTTAACCAGTATCCTCGGCAAAACACTATGGGAAGTTCTGAAAGGTTTGTTTTTTCAGGTTGCCTGGAAAGTCATTCTGGAACGCTTTGCCAGCCGCCTGGTAATTTGGGGATTAGAGAAAATCAAAACCCTGTCCACCAATGATGTGACACAGGAAACCGTGAACGACATTATCCTGTCGCTGAAAGGCAAAAAACTCAAAGAGGTCGAGCAATGGGAATGACGTTGGACCCAAGCTGGGTGAATGCGGTACTCGCCTTTGGCACGTTCGTGACGCTGATCCTGAGTTTGCTCATTGGCTACCTGTTCCGGTTGTCCAAAGAGCTGGGCGAATACAAAACTCACGTCGCAGAAACCTACGCGACGAAAGACGATGTCAAAGAACTCGGAGATCGAATTGAACGCAGCATGGTGAAAGAATTCGACCGGATTCATTCCCTATTGCAAGGGAGAGAAGTCGCATAGTCCGGCGTGCCGTCAGTCATATTTCAGCCATAGAGACAAACTCGGCGAGGGGCGCTCAGAATAGAAAAAAGTCAGTAGATACACTACTGGCTTGAGCTCTGTGTGAACAACACCCGTTCACTAACAACGTCAGTTGGCCAGTTACACTAGATTCTAGGAAGAACGACTCAATAGTAATTCATGAACCAACAATAGTAGTAATAAATGTCACATTAAAATCATGAGAGATGGAGCCCTGATTCTTAACATCAAAATCCACAGTAAAACAGAAGCGGCAACGGACACATTTTGCACTTACGACCGTGGTGTGACTAAAGCTAACCACATGTGCGTAAAAAACTGAGATTTTATGCCGTCACAATCGTTTTCTTCGTGACGGCTAATCCCGAGGTCATTGTTGAATAGGCTGAAAATGCCAAGCGTTGAGTATTAACCGTGAATACGGTTCTTACTATTTGCCTGACAACTTTGCCATTAGAATTTTCTTGAACGACTGTTTAGCTCTTTCAACAAACTCATCTTCAGACTCATTTGGCAATGGAGTCCCTACGACCTCACTTAGCTCCAAGATAACTTCATCGCTGGTCGCCAGTTTTGTTACTTCCCGCCCGAATTCATCAGCTTTGCTTTTTGAGTTTACTGCACCAGTTTCAAATACAACTTTTGCAATACCATTCGACACATTCCTAAAGGCTATGTCTGTAGACGCTGAGGAACCCGCATGAGGGTTAAGAAACTCTTTCAAACTTTTCATCTAGTTCTTCTCCTCCGCAGCCTTCGATGCTTTGTAAAAAGCTTTGAACACATTAGCAAAGGCATCGACTATCATATCGACAATCTTTACCTTGTTCTCATCTGAAATATCGGTCCATAAATTAAGCAGCCAACCAAAGAAACTAAAAATTTTAGCTAACATTTTCTCTCCTAATTTTTCACTATTACACTGATATAACGAAATTTATAATAAAAAAACGGCTAAAAAGCCTAGCAACAAAGCTGTTTATCAACCTGTTTTATCTCAAAAGACCATACCAAACTAAGTACATAATCAAACATTCGCAAAGTAGATCAAAAAATGACGAAAGAAACGCATCTAGTTATGCACAGTTACGCACATTTGTGTGTGTTAAAGCATTGACACCCCACCCTCGCCGCCCTTACCCTATCGCTGTACTGGCAAAATCCAGTACCGGGATTGGAACCCCGCTTAATTACTCAAGGCACATAAGTGCCAGCGTTTGCTGGTTTTTTTATGTGCGGCTTCGGCACACCTAAACATAGGCGTTACGTATAGAGAACGTACTATCAGCATTATGGTGGGCTGGGCAGGGGCGCTTCGGCGCGCCGTTTCCTTGAGTACGGTAGTTCCAACCCTGTCCAGTTCACCACCCATTGATTGGAACCTCTGAGTGGTGATTACAAATCATACTCAAGGAGGCTTCTATGCCTAATTTGACAATCGTGTCTAAAGAAATCCGTATTCTTAATGGCTTGTATTCATTAAATGATCTGCATAAAGCCAGCGGTAACGCGAAGAAGCACCAACCCCACCAGTTTCTGCGTAATGACCAAACCCGAGATTTGATAAGCGAAATTGACCGATCCGCTAATTCGCGGATCGCTTACGAAACATATCGAGGCGGAAAGCATCAAGGAACTTGGGTATGCAAAGAACTGGTCTACGCCTACGCGATGTGGATTAGCGCCAGGTTTCACCTGCAAGTCATCCGCGCGTTCGACGCAATCACTAGCCAACCGCAAATTGCACCGTCCGGTGTCACTCTCACTGCCAAACAAGCCCGATTCTTACAATGTGCCTTTTCGCAGTTTGACGAACTCAAAGCGCGCCATGGGGAAAGCTACCGCCAGTATCAAACCATGCAGCAGCAAATCAACATGATGCGTTCGTTTTGCGATCATATGGAAAGCGAGCTTAAAGCGTTTCGCTCGCAGGTAGATGCGGAAGTTGATGCGATTAATCACATAAACTTATACAAAGGGATGGTGTTGGAATATCAAGGCGCCGACGAACTAAAGCGCTTCATTGAGCAAAAACATTGATGAAAAATGGCATGAGCCTAGGCAACGTGGTGTTGTTCTAGGCTCAGGCGGGCTGACTATACACTATAAATTTCGGTTGATGTAAGACTGTAGTTTATTTATAGATATGGAAAATTTAGTATCTGCATCTTTTGATTGATAGATCACATAAAAACTTTTAAAACACTTCTGTATCAAACGTTGAATCATGATACCATCCGATTTTTATTGAGCTTAAAATACTACTGGTTTTTCAGAAGGAATATTAATGAATGCCTTAAGGATAATAACGGACCGAAAACAACATTTATTTGAGTTGTATTTACTAATATTCCACGGAAAACTTTATTTATCCCAATACTTAAGAAAACAAAACTTTTTACAATTACTTAATCGACTAGCCACCTGGTCAATATTTTTTATCATAATCACGATGATAACAAACCAACTAACAGGCTCTGAATTAAGAGCACGAGAAATAAATGATGCTGCTTGTTTAAACAACAACTATATGATTAAAAATATTTATCCGGGTTACATGGAAAGACTCGGTTCGTATGAATACCTTGCTGATTTAGATAAAAAAAACGAGTCACCAAAACTAGTTAACTTACAATTTCTAAAACCAATTATTGAAAATAACACTTCTACAACAAAAAATGAGATTGTTCTCAGCGCTATGTCCTTTGGCACACCGAAGGGTTTCATAAATTATTGCCACTACAATAATGATGATACGCCACAAAAACTTGTCATGCCTCTTGGGGTATCAACCGCATATTTTGATTATATAAAACCTAGCACTATAGATAGTCATTATTTCGTCATATCATACTCATTAGTAACTGCAATCACATTAACTTTCAGCATTGCGTTACTCAAGTTCAAAAGTATAACTTCAGAACAAATACGAGAGACAATATTAATAACTTTCGTCATAATGATGATAAACAACTTCATAAACCCAATCATTGAATCTTTGTTGACTTTATACTTCAACGGATTTTCAATACACAATTATGGCATACAACCGAATACAATCCCTTTTTGGTCCCACAACGAATCAGTAATAAGTGGACTGATTATTTTAATATCCACATCATTTAGTTTAATCATAATACTGACTTTAATGATTAATAATTTATCCGGAACATTAAGAGTCAAAAAAACATGGGCATCAGTGTTAATCTTACTGGGATATGTAATAACTAACTTTTTAGGATGGATAATAATTGCTCCTGCCACTTGGTTAATAGCTTACACGTATCCATTATTAACGTTATTTTTCTAGCATATCGCCAACATTACATTAGACAATGCCTAGTTGAACTTAGTGCACTTTGACTCCGGTACATAACGTCAAAGTGTACTAATAATCTAAAGTGTAACTTAGGTATTCAAATTGAAGAATGGACAGATGAGTAACTGCTTCGTCTTGAAACATTCAGCTATCCTGCCCCAAACTCACATACTCGTTGAGTTTCAACACTTCACTCCCCACAAAATCGTTCAGTTCGGTCAGTGAATCAATCAGTGGCAGCAGCTCGTTCTTGTGGAACAGCCAGTCCACTTTATTGAGGTCGAGTGAGGTAATACTCTCGCGGCGAATGCTCATCAGCTCGATCGGCACGCGGTGCAGTGCCAGCACATCGTTCATGGTCTGGTTCTTCACATCTTTGAACGAGTCTTTCGCTTCCACCTGACCAATGGGTTTAAGCTCCGGCGCTTTGGTGTCTTTCCCTTTGGCATTCACAAACAGATTTTTGAACGCCATCCCCTCTTTGGCCTGCAGCTTGTTGCGAATGTCGTTTTCCGTCTCCTTGGTCATGCCCGGCTCGTTCATATACAGCAGGTAACCTGCGTGGGAACCGTTGCGGTAATACTGGCGGCGGAACAGCGTGGCATCGTCGTTGAGCCAGATGGAGGTCAGCCCGCTGACGTGTTGCGGCAGGCCGTACAGCTCCTGCGCCACATCGTATTCAGCCAGGTGAAAAATCTGCCCGTCGCGGTAATCAATCCGCCCTTCATTGCTGTAGGCGCGGGGCTTGTAGGTGTAACCCAAATCACCGCGGCGGCGCATATAGAGCGCCGGAAGGTGTCTGATGTGCACCACCTGCCCGAACAGGTTGCGCACCACCTGAAAGTAGCCGTTGCCAAAGGTGAGGTAATCCTGAATGAACCGCTTAAGGTCGCGTCGCGGCAGCACATCGCTCACCGTAACGGCGTACGTCAGCGTGTTGCGTTTAAACTCAATCGCGCTCGAGTGCATCGGGTTCACGCGCAGCGCTTTAGCCAGCGTATCGAGTGCGATCGGCGGTTCGTACAAATCATCAATCAGCGCCACTTCAAGGTAGCTGAGAATATCGCTATTCATCACACTGACCGGGTTAGAAAATTCAATCTCAATCACGTTCTGTCTCCTAGAAGAACGACACCGTGGTGTCGTCCTCACTGTGAATATCAATCGGCTCCCAGTGCATCACATGCATCGAAGCCCAGGCCAGGTCTGCGTGCGAGCCCACCTTGCTGCGGTTAGAAATAAAGGTCACCTGATTGCTGGCTTTGGTGGTCTGCTGGCGGATCATCAGAAAGGAATGCACCAGGTCATCCCACTCACCGTCGAACTGCAAACGCCCGTCGTTGATGATTTCGCGCGCCTTGTACACCATCATCCGTTTCACTTCCGGTGAGTAGTCCAGCTCAATCAGGCTCGGATAGAACTTGCGCACCAGCTCAGCCACCGCCGACCCGACGCCGCTGACATCAATCGCCAGATGCACCACGTTGTATTTCTCGGTCATCGCTTTAATCGCGAGCGCCTGCTGCTCGTAGCTGGAGCCTTTCAGGCGCGCCCGTTCAATCAGCCGGAACACGCCGCCTTTGCGTTTGGGTTTAAGCGCAACCACCAATCCGGCATCGTCGGAGCCTTCGCCCTGACCGCCGCCGCGCGGGTCATACCCCACCAACACTTCAGCGTTGCCCGCAGGCCGCGCTTTGTTGTGGTCCACGTCCTTCCACAACGATGAATCGGTTTTACACGCCAGCAGCGCTTTGAGCGCAAAGATGGACGCCGAATCATCGAGAAACACGCAGCGCAGCAGGTTGTCGAATACGGTTTTGTCCGGGTACTTGCGGCGCAGTTTCTCCATGTTGAAGAAGGTGGCACCTTTCTCAATCGCGTCATCAATGGTGATGATCTGGCGGAAAATGCCATCAACACCCAGCGAGCCGTTCCTGAGCGCCGCATGGCTGATGTCAATGCCTTGCTCTTTCTTTCCCTGCCACTTCGGATACGCTTCATGCGCCACGGTCGACGGCGTCGACAGATACGTGGTGCGGTACTTGTCGTGAATCGACATCCCGCCCGCGTAGTCGTCCAGCTCACCAAATTTGGGGATCCAGAACACTTCATCGAAATAGACATGGCCGTTAAAGCCCTGCGATGTGCGGGCGTTGGTCGAAAGAAAATAAAACGTCGCGCCATTGGAAAGTTGCAGCTCATCTTTGCCTTTGAGCTCGACGTCGCCAATTTCCAGCGCGAAACGGCGGATGTAGTTTTTGAAGATCTCAGACTGCTTGCGCGAGGCCGACAAAAACACCTGGTTGTCACCATTGAGCACCGCATCCTCAAACGCTTCATAGGCGAAGTAATACGTCAGGCCAATCTGGCGCGATTTGAGGTAAAAGCGGAACTCGTTCAGCTCCGGATTGCACTTGTGGGCGTGGATGTCTTTCTGGTACTCGAAAAACGTCTTCTCACGAAACTCATCCAGCACCGTTTGGGTGATGTGCGAAACGTCGTTCTTCACCTTGTTCGGCTTGCGGCCGCGCTTGTTGCCCTCGCTGTGGCAGCTTGCAGGCCGATGCGGCCGGCTCTCGGCTTCATCGCGTTTGCGCTTCTGGGCCAGCAGCATTTCCAGCTCTTTGAGCTGCTCATCGTGCTTTTGGTCGAGCCACAGCAGATAGGCGATCCGCTGGCGCAGCATCAGCTCTACGGGCGCATCGTCCCGCATCGCTTTCCAGTCAAATTTCGAAATCCATTGCTGGACGGTTCGCACCGCAACACCCACCGCCTGCGCGACTTCGGCAGGTTTGTACTGACGCAGATACAGCCCAAGCGCTTTGGTTTGGTCTGCGGTGTACATCGGGGAGGATTGCTCAATAGCCAGATTCGTTTTCATGCTGGCAGTGTGCAACAGAGCCCGCCGCGACTCAGCAGCGAGACTTTCTATATCGGGTATCTAGAATCGCCGTGAATACAAAAAGTTAAGGCCATTGGTTAGATTGGAATCATCGAAACGAGAAGAGATATTCCATGTTTAAGTCAGAGCCAATTTGCATTCTAAAAGCTGGCCCCACTGTCGACGGGCGAGATATCCCGCAGAAAGTGATTGACGATATCGCGGAAACGTACGACCCGACGAAGTACGCCGCACGAATCAATGATGACCACTACGACTGGAGCTGGAAAGGCGGCACCGTGTTGTCGGTAGAAAAGCGCGATGACGAACTGTGGGCTGAAATCAAACCCAACTCTCACCTGCTGCGAAACATCGAAAACGGTCAGTTGCTTCACACCTCTTGTGAGTATCTCGAAGACTTCGCCAGCAGTGGCAAAGCCTACCTAACCGGGCTCGCCTTTACAGACAAACCCGCATCGCTGGGCACCACGCAAGTGCATTTATCGGCCAAACGCAGTGCAGAAAAAGCGTTGCATGTCTGCACCGGGCAAACCGTCAACTACAGCGCGGCGCCGCCTGCACTCTCGAATGAAGACGCGTCGATGTTTCAAAAATTCAAAAGCTGGCTCAAAGGCGAAAACACGCCCGAGCAGCTCTCTCACACTGAGGAAGAAGACGACATGAGCAAAGAAACCGAAGAGCTGCTGAAGCAACAAATTGAGCAGAACACCAAGCTGAGCGATCAGCTCGGCCAACTGGTGCAAACACTCAGCGCCAAAGAGCAGCCCGCAGAGCCGGAAGTCAAAGACGAGCCGCAGAAAAGTGAGCTGGAAGAGAAGGTTGAAAAACTCTCCACCCAGCTTGGCGAACTGACCACCAAACTGAGCAGCATCACGGATGAGCAGGCGCGCATCCTGGCGGGTCAGAATGCGGAACCCGAGACTTATTTGTAAGCGCCGGCTTTAGTCTCTCACCCCATTTGTATAGGTAAACACATGCAAGAGCATACCAAAAAGAAACTGAGCGCCTACGTTCAGGCGGTCGCGCAGCAAAACGGCGTTGAGAACGCCACCGAGATGTTCAACGTCTCGCCGAACGGCACTCAGCGCATCATCGCGGCCATTCGTGAAAGCAACTGGTTCCTGAGCCGCATCAACATCATCACCGTGAAAAACCAGATTGGTGAAGCGATTGGTCTGGGCGTGAGCGGCATGATTGCCAGCCGCACCGACACCTCCGGCGACGGCGAGCGCAAACCGAAAGACTACCACGGCATGAAAGCCATGCCTTACGCCTGCGTGCAGACCAACTTCGACACGGCGATCCGCTATGCCAAGCTCGATGCCTGGGCGCACATGAAGAGCTTCAACCAGATTGTGTCCAAACACACCCGCGAGCAGATCGACGCCAACAAAATCACCGTCGGCTGGTTTGGTAAAACGGCGGCCGCGAATACGGATGCCGCCGCCAACCCGAACGGCGAAGACGTCAACAAAGGCTGGTTCCAAGCAATGCGTGAGCACAACGCCGAACGTTTAATCATCGAAGGCGTGGAAGGCTCCGGCGTCATCAAGATTGGTGAAGGCGGCGACTTTGCCAACCTCGATCTGGCGGTGCTGAACCTGAAAAACCTGCTGCACCCGGCATGCGAAAACGACTCAGACCTGGTTGCCATCATCGGCTCGGATCTGCTGGCCTATGAGAAAGCCAAGTTCTACGACGCGCACGGCAATACGCCGACAGAAAAGAGCAAGATTCAGGAGCGTCAGGTCATCGGCACCTATGGCGGCCTGCCTGCCGTGTCGGTTCCGGGCTTCCCGTCAACGGGCATCATGGTGACCAGCTACGATAACCTGTCTATCTACATTCAGGAAGACTCGGTTCGCCGCACGGTCGGTAAGAAAAACGACGCCAAGGACCAGATGGAAAACTTTGAGTCGATGAACATGGCGTACGTCATCGAGCAGCTTGAAAAGGTGGCGGCGGTCGAGTTCGGCAACGTCAAACTCAAGATTAACGGGGCGTGGGTATAACCGCGCCAGACTGACACCCTCCAATGCAGGCTCTGTCACGTTATCAGTCTGGCTCCTACACAGATTGTTATTCGTGCACTGATGCCTGCATTCCCTCAAAGGTGATGTATGGAATTTATCGGCAATAAAAGCGACGTGTATGCCTCCGAACTGCCCGCCACGGATAACTTTCCTGCGCTCAAAATTTCAGAGTTTCAGTCTCTGTTTCATTTCCTCAGCAATGAGACAGAGGCAGGCATTCTGCAACAGACGAAGGTCTCGCGCATTAAGGTGCACCGCGAACTGGTGAATACCATCGCGCAGTACGACAACCTGGCCGCGCTCTCAAAGGATAAGTTCGGTGATGAAGAATCCGGCACCACGCTCTACACCCAGGCGGTGTTTGCGCTGACGGCCAGCGAGCTGATTGGCATCCGCCTCAGCTCCGATGCCACCGCCGAAGCGGCCGAGCGTCAGGAAGCACTGAGCAGCAAGAAATACCATTGTGAGGTGCAATACCGTCAGGCGGTGGATCTGCTGCTTCACGGGCAGGAAACCTACTGTTTTGAGGTGGTGTGATGAAAGCGCTGCAAAGTTTAACGGACTTGTTCAGAGAGCACGTGGCGGATGCCAAGAACTTCACCGTCTGGGCCGAAGACGGCGCGCTGTTTTGCACTCAGGGCGACAGCGTCGATGGGTTTGAACTCGAGTACACCGCCATCGTGTTTATGCAGGATGTCAGAGTGCAGCCGCACATTCTGATGATGCACTTAGTCTCCTGGATGAATACGCACGACCCGTACCGGATGGAAAAAGGATTGCCGTTTCCGACCTTCGCCACCGAGCTGCTGGATAACGGCCGCTGCGACATCAAAATCAAGATTGACCTGCGGGAAGCCTTCTCACTGCAAGCCCACCCGCAAGGAAACTGGCAACAACACGGCGAGCGTTTTGAATGCGTGGGCGATTTTGCTGCCCGTGTCGACGAAGACGACCTGAACGAACTGGTGCTGTTTGTCGGCCATCTGGATGATTTGCCATGAACGAACTCACGCTGAAAACACCGGAGCAGCTCACTCAGGTGGTTGAGCGTCTGGTGCTGACCGCCACTGACAAACTGGATTTGAACCGGCGCATGGCCAATCGCGCGCGCCAGTTCTTCCGCGCTCAAATCCGGGCGCAGCGGGACATTGAGAATAACCCGTACCAGAGCCGCACAGGTCGCAAGAAAGTGAGCCTGCGAGACGGGACGTCACGCCATACCGTCAACAACAAGAACATGTTGATGGGCCTGTCGAAATCCCTGCGCACGCAGGCCGATGAACACCATTTTGAAGTGGGTCTGGCGGGCGTCGCCGGGCGAATCGGCCAGGAACACAATCAGGGCAGCCAGCTCTCGTTTACCACCCGCGTGAATGGCTTCTTCGACAGCAAGACCGGACGCTGGCAAGGCGGGCGGCGGGTCAAACAGAACTATCAGATGCCCCGGCGTACCTTCATCGGCTGGACGCCAGAGATCGAGCGCGAGCTGCTCGCCATGGCGGCCGAGCACTTTACAACTGACGTGGAAAGTTAAATGCAAACCATCAAAGTCAAACCACAAAAAGGGTTACTGGTTCGTGACCCGGAAACCCGCGAGCCGTTAAAGGCCGCAGGCGAAGAGAAGCCGCGTAACCCTTACTGGCTGCGTCGCATTAAAGACCAATCCGTCGTGCTCGTCACCACGAAAACGGCAACGAATAAGGAGAACGGCCAATGAGCATCAGCTTCTCAGAAGTTCCGGCCAGCGCTTATGTGCCCGGCATGTATGTCGAAATCGACAACAGCCTGGCCAACAGCGCGGAAGACCAGCAATTGTGCCTGGTGATCGGCAATGCGGTTGCGGGCGCACCGGTGGCGCCCAACACCGTTGTGCTGTGTATGGACGAAACCAAAGCGCAGGCGCAGTTCGGCGCTTCGGACATCGTCGATATGGTGACCTACTTTCGCAAGCAAGATGAAAGCATGCCAATCTACGCCATCAGCGTGGACGCGGCCGATACCATGTCAGCACTGGCGGCTCTGGGTGATGTGCAGTACCACCACATCCTCTGCTCGCTCAATGATGACACCACCATCCGCGATTTGGGCGAGTTTCTGGAAAAGCGTTATCAGGCGCTGCAGCAGATCCCCGGCGTGGCTTATATCCCGAAAAAAGGCACCCATGCGGAGCTCATTACCTTTGCCAATAAAAGCAACTGCCCGCTGATCAGCTTTATGCCGGTGAACGCGCTCGGTAACTCCGCCAATGAAGCCTTGACGGATGCAGCGGCGATCGGTGCCTGGGCAGGACAAATTGCGCCGTCACTGGCGAACGACCCGTGCCGCCCGCTGCAAACGCTCAAGATGAGCGGCGTCTACTCCATTGCAGGCACCGAGTTTGACTGGGCCGAGCGTAATCTGCTGCTCCATGAAGGGATGGGTACGTACGTCGTTACCTCCACCAAAGAAGTGCAGGTGGAGCGTGCGGTCACCGCTTACACCGAAAACGCATCCGGCATCGCCGATAACAGCTATCTCGACATCATGACGCCAGCCACGGCGATGTATTTTCGTCAGAAACAACGCTCGCGCATCTTAAGCAAATACGCCCGTTTCAAAGTGGCCAAAGACGGCACCCGCTTTGCGCCGGGACAGGCGATTGTCACGCCCAGCATGTTCAAAACCGAGCTGCTGGCGCTGTACAAAGAGCTGGAATACAACGGCATCGTGCAGGATTTCGACGGCTACAAGAAGTCGCTCATTGTTGAGCTCGATGACACCAACAAGCAGCGGATCAACTACCAGGACTCACCACAGTTCGTGAACGGATTGATCATCGTTGCCGGCAAAATTCAATTCAGGAAGTAAGCCATGGGAACAGTCATTACCAGCCGGGCGGTACTGAACGCCGGCTCTCTGGGTCGCCTGCCCATTAAAGAAGGTGCAGAAATCGGGTTTGGTAACCTCAAACGTGAAGCGGTCATGGGCGATGACGGCGTGCTGGGACACAGCGAAGTGTACGACGGCGCGCCCTACATCAAAGCCACCATCGTGCACGCCAAAGCCACCGATGAAGACGCCATCAAAGCGTTCGTGGATGAGAACATCACACTCGAGCTCAACAGCGGCAAAGTCTACACCCTCACGGATGCCTGGACGGTGGACCCGCTTACGCTGAACGTCAAAGACGGTCAGCTGGAAGTGTTGTTCAACGGCTACGAGCTCATTTCACAGTAAGGGGCGCGACATGTTATCGATTTTGTTAAAACGTCAGGCTCAGCAGCAAAAGGCGGCTCAGGCCAAGCCGGTGCAAGCCGCGGCGCAACCCGCCCCGACGGGCAAAAGCGCCCGCCCGACACTGGCCGACAAACCGTGGGAAGAAACGCAGGCCATGCTCAAACAGGATTTGGCGTTCCTGCGCACCCTAGCCGGCTCTCAGGAAAAAGACCCGTACAAAGCCGAGCTGGTGAAGAAATACCAGCCGCTGGTTGAGAAGCTTCTCACCACTCACACCGACCTCGGCAATCTCGATGTGGTGTGGTGGTTCTATCAGTGGCAGGTCGATTTAGGCCAACTGACGACGGTACACGACAGCTTCCGGGCGGCCATCGACATGGGACTGGAAACGCCGGACAGCTGGAAGTCAAACGGCCAGACCGCGTTCTGTGACATCGTGTTCCAGTACTCGCACAGTGCCTCGAAAGAGAAACTGGCATTTAACCGCGACTACCTGCTGCAGGCGGTTACCGATTTGCAGGCCGGAAACCTCGCCACCAACGCGCCGCTCAAGGTGAAGATGTTCCGTCTGGCAGGTGACTGGTATGACGCAGACGGCGACACAGAGAAAGCGTACGCGCTGTTTGATGCAGTGATGAAACTCGATCCGAACAAAGGCGGTCGCAAGACCCGACTCAACGAACTGAAGGAAGAACTCGGCTATGGCAACTCCGATTAACAATCAGGCTGAAGTGAAAACGGCCACGCTGGCCACCCCTATCGTGAAAGATGGTGTGGAAATCAACACGGTGGACATCCGCAAGCCGCATTCGGGCAACCTGCGCGGACTCAGCCTGATTGATGTGTGTGAGATGAAATTTGATGCCGGTGAAGTCCTGCTGCCGCGCATTTCGTCCCTGACTGAGCGTGATTTGCTGAACCTACCACCGGAGAACTGGGCGCCACTTTTGACCACCATCGCCTCTTTTTTCGTGAACACGGAACTCTGATAAACCGGGTTGAGGACTACTACGCCGACATCGCCATGGTCTTTCACTGGCCGCCGAGCGAAATAGACGCCCTCAGCTACGACGATTTATTACTGTTCCGCGAACTGGCACGGCAACGAACCGAAACACAAGAGAGCGACTAGCTCTCTTTTTTGTATGAAGGACATCCGAATGAAGATGAACCTCTCTGTGGTGATGGGACTGAAAGACAAAGTGTCCGCGCCACTTAAAGGCATGGCGAGTGATTCCGACCACTACGCCAAAGCGATCAAAAAGATTCAGAAAGCGCAGGCGGATGAGTCGGCCGCGATCGGCATGATTGGCTCATTCAAAAACACCAAAAAGGCGATGAACCAGAATACGCTTGCGATGGCATCGGCCAGTGAGAAACTTCGTGAGCTGCAAGCCAGCGCAGCCGCGGCAGGGAAACCGACCGCCGCCCTCACGGAGAAAATTGCCAAACAGCAGCAGCGGGTCGATAAGCTCACGCAGCAGCAGGACCAGTACAAAACACACCTGGTCAAACTGGGGGGGGAGCTGAAAAAGACAGGCGTCAAAGTGCACGACCTCGATGGCGAGAACAAGCGGCTGGAAAGTCGCTACAAAAAGCACGGCTCGGAAATCATCAAACTGAGTAAGAAATACGCCATCCTGCGCGGCGCGATGGCTCCACTGCAAAAACTCAACGGCGCCATTCGCCTGCCGAATGTGGCCGGAGCAGCACTCGGCAAAGGTGCCGCCCTGCTTGGTGGTTTCAGCCTGGCCGGACTGGCAGCCGAGGTGAACAGCAGCGCGGCAGAGATGGACAAACTCGCCAAGAAATCGGCCAACCTCAATCTGCCGATCAGCGAACTGCAGGCCATGCAATCACAGGCCGAACACGCGGGCGTGAGCGCCGATGCGCTGTCTGCCTCAATGACCCGCTTCACCCGTCGTCTGGGTGTACTCCAAACCACCGGAGCGGGCGCACTGGGCAGTTACCTGAAAAAGAGTAAGAACGCCGCATTCCGCGATTTACAGGGCGCAAAAGATACTCAAGAAGCCTACCAGATGCTGCTGGAGTCTTTCTCCAAACTCAAAACCGCGCAGGAGCAGATGGCGTTTGCGGATGCCGCCTTTGGTGACAGCGGGCGAGAAATGCTCATCATGCTGCGAGAAGGCACACAGGGGCTGACTGCTGCTCGTCAGGAATTCAACGATTTGGGCGGCGGCGCCACCGCCGAAGATGCGGCAAAAGCCGAAGCGTACAACGACGCAGTGCAGCGCATCTCTGAAAGCCTGCGTTCGATTAAGTTTGCAGCGTTGGCGCCGATTATGGAGAAAGCCACTAAGCTGTTTACCGAATTCTCAGAAAAATTCAAAAACACCCAGTGGCGCACCGAGTTTATGGATAAAGTGATTCAGACCGTCAACGGGCTGTATCAGGCGCTGGAGTTCTTAGGTAAAGGGCTGATTTTTGTTGCACAGAACTTCAAAGGCATTATCACTATTCTGGCGATCGCTAAAGTAGCGCTGATTGGGCTCAATGCGGTGATCATGGCCAACCCGATTGGCATGATGGTCGCGGCCATCGGTGCAGCAATTATTGCCATCACCTACCTGGTTGATAAGTTCATCGGTTTAGACAAAGTGATCAACTGGGTGAAAGAGCAATTTATCGGACTGTGGGACGGAGTTAAGAAGCTCATCAACATGCTGCCGGATTCTCTCATTCCTGACGGCTGGAAAACTGGTTTGGACGATGCCGGCACAGAAGTCGATAACCTGGCGAACAAACTCGACAGTATCAAAGACAAGAACGCCACGCTGGGAATTGTCACCAACGAAACCCGCAACCAAACAAACCGCACCAAAGCCTATACTGACGGACAAAGCAGCGGCCTATCGGCTGCCAAACCGAACAATCCCTATCAGCCAATCAAGAGCCAGACGTTGAACAGCCGATCGGAAGTCGCACTGACAATTAAGTCAGACAAACCGGTGACGGTGGACAAGGCAAAGAGCGACAAAGGAACCGATCTAAATCTGGATGTCGGAAACTTAGGCTGGAGCTATTAGAACCACATCCGAGGACAAAATGTGGTCATCGAATCTATACAAGTGATATAAATCAATTACTTAATTCACATATCAGCCCGCCCAATGGCGGGTTTTTGTTTATCACCACATCAGCCCAACCCCAGTTTTCACAGCATTTGATCGTGCATATCAAACTTGCGGCAAGAACTTCCGTTTCGGCCTTGCGGCCGCAAGTCAACCAACCACTTTTTCCCTCTTTCTTGATGTTCATAATCCGCTCAACCAAATGAAATGCACATTGATGCGTAATTGCGGCGATAAAGCCCATACCGATCACACCAAAAGATTTACTCGTTTGATACTGTGGATGCGTTTCATTTGTCAGTTGTGTACACCAGTTCACCATGGTGTATTAGATAGACACTGTTTGTATTTTATTGTGAACTTATACAGACAAAGTCTAGTTAAAAGAGACTGTTAACTGTTTTATTTTATTTAGGAGTCAATGGTTTGTTTGAAACCCAAGATATTATTGTTTTAAAACAAAACACTACAGAGTTTGTGCAAGAGCATTCACTTACGATGCATTATGAAGCAGGAAATCAAGGTTGGTATGTATCAGCAGGACGACCAGGTTACCCGAATGATGGCTCTGAACTAGGTACAAACGAGGCTTTCACTTGCCTTTTTGGTGATCTATTTGAGGTCAGATTACTTGACGCAAATTATACAAGTGCTCGCATATTACTGACAAAATTGCCAGTATTGAAAGAAGCTGAAAGCATTTTTAATCAGTCACATATTTTTAAAGGCACTAACCCTAATTTTACTGAACAAGAAG